AAGTGTCCAAGTGTCCAAGGTGTCCAGTGGTTTGCATAGAAACCACCAGCTGCCCCTAATCCCACTTTTTGGGACTTGAAGCTGCTGCATTGCCCCTTGGACTTCAAGACTGTGCCCAGTGCCTTATTCCAAGGCGGGCAGGCACAGGCAGGCACCTACATGCGCTCGCGCTCGCGAGCATTGCGCTTCACTTATTTACTCTATAGAAAAGGTTGGACAGCATGGACACTAGGACAGCAAACAGTCCGACGAAGGAAGAGGGCGACAAACACGTCAGCCGGGTGACTGGTGAGATCAAGGCCTACATGCCCGAGACCTACAAGGCAATCCAGGCCAAGGCCAAGGAGATCGGCAACGCGGCCTTTCTCCTGGTGCGACGTGGCATCCGTGGTGAGCCAAATTGCTTCTGGGCCATGGAGAACGGTCGTGTGGTCGGCACACCATTCAATCTTCCCGAAGTCTCGCGCGATGTGGCGCAGTACATGGTGACCTTTGCCTGTGCATATGTCTGCATCTGGGCTGTGCAGGAGCAGACGGCATGATTCACTGGGTCGACAAGCGCTTTCAGGCTTGGGGCCGGTGGCTGCAGATGGGGCGCGGCCTGGGCAGCGCTGGCCTGAGCGCATCGTGGGGTGCTGTGGGGCGCAGCAATGTGCGCACCTCGTTCGTTCCCATCAAGAGCCTGGAGGACAGTCGCTGCGACGATTGGGTGCGCAGCCTGGATGTCCAGGAGCAGTCGATCATGTATGAGGTCTATTGCACGCCACACACGGCCGTTGAGCATTCCCGCATCCTGAAGATGTCCACGCGCACCCTGTATTTCCGGCTGCACAGCCTGCAAGTCGCACATACGCGACGCGATGAAAAAGCACCAAAATGAATTTCGGACAGTAAAACGTTTCCTGTAGATTCAGGCATGCTGTGGAATTGCTATGACAGGTGATGAAACAGTGGTTTAACGACGATCCGGCAAGGCCTCAGCAGTCCCCCCACACCACCTGCTGAGGCCTTCTTTATGGACATTCCCATGATCAATGTCCGCACCAACATCGCTGAAGTCCTCGCGTCTATGGACAGCTACAGGCGCGATGTGGTGGACAAGGCAATCCCTCGCGCATTGAACCGCACTGGTGAGATGGCACGCACTGAAGCCTCCAGGCGCATGCGTGACGATGGCTACAACTACACAGCGGCTGAGATCAAACAGGCCATGAGTTTGTTCAAAGCAACCTCTGGCCGTTTGGTCACCACCATCAAGGTCAAGCGCAAGGTCAAGAGCCTTATGCAGTTCAACCCCCGCGAATCCAAAGCGGGTGTGACAGTGAAGGTGCATGGGGCTAAGAAGCTGATCAAGGGCGCATTCATAGGCCAGCTGCGTAATGGCAGCCAGGGCGTGTATGTCGAGGACAAGGCAGCAGGCAAGACTGTGGTGCGTCATGCCAAGCAGTACAAGCGTGGCAGCCGTGGTGGCTGGCATGACTTCCCCATCCGCAAGCTGTATGGCCCCAGCGTTGGTGGTGCGTACTCAAGTGAACGCATCCAAGAGATCATGGAGAAGATGATCAGAGAGACCTTCGCTGAACGCCTTGCACATGAGATCAAGTATCTCAGCCGCTAAAAATCCAGGGTCCTTCTTGGCCGTGGAAAACGCGCAGTCCATGACCCCGAAATTCGCCTAGTTTTCGGCAATGTAGGGGGGTCATAAATATAGGTTCCATCCGCCCCATGCCCACCCAAAAAGCCATCGCCGAACACCTCGACCTGGATCAGGGCGCCGTCAGCCGGCACATGGCCGAGATGGAGATCGACTGGAAGAAGACCAGCATGGATGCGATCCGTGTCGCGTACATCCGCAAGCTGCGTGGCGCGGCAGCTGGTCACACATCCAGCGATGGCGAGATGGACCTGACGCGCGAGCGCGCCCAGACCGAGCGCGTGGACCGTGAGCTCAAGCTGTTCATGCTGGCCGAGAAGAAGGGCCAAGTGGTGAATCTTGCCCAGCTCGAACCCATGCTGGTCCAGATGGTGGGCGCCTTCCGCACTGAGCTGACCAGCCTGGGCGACAAACTCAAAACCGAAATCGACGCGCTGTACGGCATTGACCTGGACGTACAGCTGCTGGAAGAACATATCCGTGACACCCTCTCCCAACTTGCTCGATACGATCCCGAGCTGCGCGGCCCTGGTGCGCCGGTTGGTGAAGGTGCTCGCCCCGCAAGAGAAGTTGACCACCACGGACTGGGCACGCCAGCACCGTCGGATGTCGAGCAAGGCGTCGGCCAAGCCGGGGATCTATAACCCAAACATCACCCCGTGGGTGTCCGGCATCCATGAGGCGCTGGACGATCCCAAGGTATTCAAGGTGGTCTGCCGCAAGTCGGCACAGGTGGCCTGGACGGACGGAGTGCTGCTGAACTACATCGGTCGCCGGGTGGACATCGACCCCGTTCCGATGATCGTCATGTTCGCCAAGACCGAGGCGGCCAAGCAGTTCAACGACGAGAAGCTGACCCCCATGGTGGAGGTCACGCCCAGGCTGGCCACGAAGATCCCAATCCACAAGGTGCGGGACCGCGACAACCGCTGGGATTTCAAGTCCTTCCCTGGTGGCTTCCTGAAGCTTGTCGGCTCCAACAGCCCCAGCTCGGTGAAGTCCACCCCGGCCCCGGTGGTCGCGGTGGAAGAGCCCGACGATTGCAACACCAACGTCAAAGAACAGGGCGACACGATCACCCTGCTGGAGGAGCGCACCAAGTCGTTCACCAGGCGTAAGGTGGTGTTCGGTGGAACGCCGACGGTCGAGGGCTTCAGCCGGATCGACGCCGCCTACAAGTCAAGCGACCAGCGCCAGTTCTGGGTGCCGTGCCCATCGTGTGGTGAGCACCAGGTGCTGAGCTGGGAGAACGTGCGCTGGACGCACGATGCCAGCAAGTCCCACGAGGTGTTTGGTGATTCCATGCCGGACACGGCGCGCTACTGCTGCCCGCACTGCGGTGGGCTGTGGACAGACGCTGAGAAGGTGCGCGCTGTGCGCCTGGGCGAATGGAAGGCCTCGGCCGCGTTCCACGGCATTGCCGGGTTCTACATCAACGAGCTGTACAGCCCGTTCCCCGGCTCGCTGATGGCCCGCCTGGTGGAGAAGTACTTGACCGCCCAGCATGCCATGGCGCAGGGCGATGACACGAAGCTGCGCAGCTTTCGCAACAACACTGAAGGCCTGGCCTACGCTTACCAAAGCACGGTGCCGGATGTGGAAAAGCTGCGGCAGCGCGCCAAGGAATACCCGGAGCTCACCGTCCCATGGGGCGGCGTGGTTCTCACCGCTGGCGTGGACGTCCAGCACGACCGTCTGGCTGTCGTGATCCGAGCCTGGGGCCGTGGCGAAGAGAGCTGGCTGGTGTGGTGGGGAGAGATCCCAGGCCGCACCATGATGGTCCACTGGGACGATGACGGCGGCCTGAGTGAAAAGCAGTCGGGTGCCTGGTGGGATTTGGATCAGCTGCTGTCTGGCGGGTTCCCCCATGCCAGCGGCGCCATGCTGCGCATCCGCGCCGTGAGCATTGACAGCTCGGACGGTCAGACGCAGGACGCGGTGTACAGCTATGTGCGCCGCCGCTTGAACCGCCAGTTTATGGCCGTCAAAGGCCGATCAGTGGACACCGGCAAGGACGTTTTCAGCGCGCCCAAGATCAGCGTGGACACCAATGGCCGCCACAAGCCGCACCCCTCGGGCATCCGCCCGTACATGGTGGGCACGCAAACCGCCAAGGACTTGATCCTGGGCGTGGACGCGCAGGGCGGCCGGATCAAACTGGTGGGCGGTGGCCCTGGCCGTATGCACTGGATGCGCACGGTGCGCCCCGACTATTACGACCAGGTCACCGCCGAGGTTAAGGTGCCCCACAAGAGCGTGCGTGGCCGCCTGGTGTGGCAGTGCAAATCGGGCCGGCGCAATGAGGCGCTGGACTGTGAGGTCTACGCCTTGCACGCGGCGCGCAGCCTGAAGATCAACCTGTGGCGTGCTGAGCGCTGGGAGGTGGAAGAAGAAGCCATCAACCAGCCGGCGCTGTTTGGCGAGACGGTGCAACGCGCCCAACTGCCCGGGTCTGTGGTCCAGGCAGCCGAAGAAACAACCCCAAGCGAAGCCGGGGCCGGAGACGGCCCGAAAGAGGGAGCGGATAACCCAGGGTCTGGTGAGCCCGAAACCGTTGTGCAGACGCCTGCACGAGCCCGACAACCCGCCAAGCCACCGGCCAAGCAGCAACCCATGAGGGACCGCATGACTGGCTGGAGCGCCAAAAACTGGTAACCCATGAACATCTTTGCAACCCTTCCCAGTGGTGACAGCGCCACCTGGCTGGATGACTCTGTCACCCTGCCTGACGGTCGGACCGCCGATGCCACCGCCTGGGTGATGACCTACTACCTGCGCGGTCCGTCCTCCCTTGACCTGGTGGCCACGGCCTCCGGCAAGAGCTGGTCCACCACGCTGACCTCGGTGGCCAGCGCTGCCCTGGCTGCTGGCACCTACGCCTGGACGGCCATCATCACCAGCGGCCTGGAGCGCATCACGATTGGCTCCGGCCAGTGCGTGCTGACCCCGGACATGACCCAGCAGGGCGGTGCATTCGATCCGCGCAGCCTGGCGCAGCGCTCCCTGGATGCGTGCGAGGCGGCGATGTCCACCTTCAACGCCACGGGCGGCAAGGTCAAGAAGTATGAGATCGCTGGCCGCACGATGGAGTTCCAGACCATCACCGAGCTGATGACCCTGCACAGCTTCTGGAAGGCCAAGGTCATGAGTGAGCAGTCGGCGCAGTCGGTGGCCAACGGCCTGGGGAATCCCCGCAACCTTTTAACCAGATTCCGGGGTGTCCAATGAGCAATGCACGTTCCTGGGAGACCGCCGCGCGCGTCGCACTGCCGACAGGCACCGTTGTGCCCGACCTCTCCGTCAAACGCAGCCAGGTGCTGAGCGCCTGGAACGCCCAGCGCAATGCTGCCCGTGGTGCTGCCGTACAGCGCGAACGCCTCGCAGCGCAAGAGCGCTCATATGGCGGTGCGGCAGTCAACCGCCTGACGGGCGACTGGTCCGCGCTAAACACCAGCGCCGACAGCGAGATCCTCACCAGCCTGCGGATCTTGCGAGCTCGCAGCCGCCAGCTGGTGCGCGACAACGAGTACGCCAAGAACGCCGTTCGCCTGATCGTGAACAACGTGGTAGGCAACGGCATCGGCATGCAGGCGCAGGTCAAGAGTGCCGGCGGCAAGCTGCAGAGCAAGATCAATGACAGCATCGAAGATGCTTATGCCACCTGGTCAAAGAAGGGCACGTGCCATGTAGCCGGCATGCTCAGCTTCGCGGAGATCGAGCGGCTGTGCATGGTCCAGCTGGTGACCGCTGGCGAAGCGATCGTGCGCAAGATCCGCAGGCCTTTCGGTGGCGGCAAGATCCCGCTAGCCCTGGAGGTGATGGAAGCCGACCAGCTGCTGGACAACTGGCAGACGGCCCGGGCCCCGAACGGCAATGCGATTCGCATGGGCGTAGAGATCGATGAGTGGCACCGGCCGGTGGCCTACTGGTTCAGCCCGAAGCACCCAGGCGACTACCAGTTCACCACCTTTGAGCCTTCGCGCTTCGTGCGCGTGCCGGCCGAGGACATCATCCACTTGTACATCGTGGAGCGCTGGCCACAGAGCCGGGGCGAACCCTGGTTCCATGCGGCGCTGAAGACCCTGCACAACGTGGGCGGCTACGAAGACGCTGAGATCGTGAAGGC